TGATGCATTAGTAGCATGGACATATAACCTAGGCCCTTCAAATCTTAATAGCAGCACTATGTTAAAAGTCTTAAATGATAATAAAAAAGATGAAGTACCACATCAAATGCGTAAATGGAATAAAGCAAGAGTAAATGGGGAGAAGGTTGTTTTACCAGGTTTAGAGCGTAGAAGATTAGCAGAATCTTTACTGTTTGAAGGTAAAGAATGGCATGAGGTTTAAATATGCCTTTACAAAAAGCAGTATTTAGACCAGGCATTAACCGAGAAGGTACCGCTTATGATAACGAGGGCGGTTGGTTTGACTGTAACTTAGTAAGGTTTAGAAAAGGTAGACCAGAAAAATTTGGTGGCTGGGAAAAACTTACAGAAAACACTTATTTAGGTACAGCAAGAGCTTTACATGCTTGGATTGCGTTAGAAGGTACAAAATATTTAGGAGTCGGCACGCATCTAAAATACTATGTACAAGACGGTAGTGCTTTTAATGATGTAACACCAATTAGATCAACAACGTCAGCAGGTGATGTAACATTTTCTGCTACTAATGGCAGTTCAGAGATAACCGTAGCTGATACAGCTCACGGCGCAGTAAAAAATGATTTTGTAACTTTTAGTGGTGCTGCCTCTCTTGGTGGTAATGTAACAGCTGCAATCTTAAATCAAGAGTAC